TATTGATACGGGCGTCGCGGGTACATCGCGTTTGATTACTTATATTGATACAAGTCAAACGGGCTTACCTGTAACGCCAAACGGCGGCGACATAACCTTGACGGTTGCGGCTGGCGGTGTCTTCGCTCTTTAGAAAGGCTCTAAAATGACTTGGTATGCAGTTTATGAAATAGCTACGGGCGCATTAAAGGGCGAAGGTTCACAGGTGCCAAGCGACGTTGAACTTGCGGCGCGGGGGTTTGCTAAAAAGACCTATGCAAGCAAACCTGATCGGACATGGAACCCTGAAACGTTGGAGTTTGATGTGCCGAAAGTTGTGCCTAAAGAGCGGATCAGTGTCTTGCAGTTTCTTAATGAGTTTAGCCTTAAGGAACACGGCGCTGCGGTAGACCTTGCCCGCACTAACGGAATGGCGAAGGCTTGGTACGATAAGGTCAAACTAATGACATTGGTTGACGCAACAGACCCAACCATAACTATGGGAATGAATTTCTTACAAGCAGAAGGCATCCTAACACCTGAACGCGCGGCAGAAATAATGGATTGGTAGGATGGCAAATTTTGAAGAAAGGCCAGCGGCATCGAATTTTAGCATTACTCCAGACTTAAGGGTGGCGGCACCATTCACCCCCTCAAATTTAACTTGGGTGGAAGTTGACGCAAGTACGGCGGCAGCTTGGGCGTCTTTTTATGTGATGATATTTTCTTCTACGGGGGGCAATAGTAACGCTGGTATATTTTTTGTTGGCGTTGGTGCGGCGTCAAGTGAGGTTATTATTGCAAGTATGCCTCTTGCTGCTGGTTTTCGAAATACGTGCTTTAACATGCCCATTCCTATTCCCATTGCATCTGGTAGCAGGGTTTCCGTTGCGGTTTCTAGGGAGTCCGTGGGTGTGGTAACTGGGCAAGTTATAGGGCTTCCGTCTGCCGACTTTGACGCAGAACCCGCATTTACTGTGTTTGAAAGTGGGCCATATGATTTGACAAGTTCGGCAGATTATGGGAAATGGCCTGAAGTTGACCCAGGTGCTACATCAAACACAAAGGGCGCATATGCTGAAATAAGCTTCACAAGCCATACTAACAACGTCCTCAACGGCGACAGCCTTGCCAATACTTACGATTGGTTCGGGTATAGTATGAACGCCAATTTCAATACAGTCATGTCAGGCAACTCTGGATTAATGGACGTTGCCACGGGCGCGGCAGCAAGTGAGGTTATATTCGCTAAGGATATATCTGCTAGATATTCTACACTCGAAATTTCGCCTTTCCACGTTCCGCTAATCACTCATACTGGCGTCGCTACATCTGGTACTAGTGTAAGTGCAAGAATGGAATCAAATTCGACCAACGACCCAGATAGAAAAAGAGGCGTTCTGCTTTTCGGGGCGAGGTAACTCATGTCTATATTATTATACTGGCAGGAATACCAAGCTGGCAGCGGTGCAATTACGGGCGTAACATTTACCAATGTTAACACGTTTGGTGCTAGTACTATTACGGCTGGCGCGGTGGCTATTACAGGCGCGACATTTAATAACAGCAACGCGTTTGGTGCCGGCTCAATATCTGCGAGTTACACCATTACAGGCGAAACGCTTGTAAATTCAAATACCTTTGGTTCTGGGTCGGTAACAGTCGGCGCGGTTACGATTGCTGGCGGGTTGTTTACCAATGCAAATTCTTTTGGTTCTGGGACATTAACGCTTGGATCAAAGGCAATAACAGGAACGCTGTTTAGCAATGCGAACAGTTTTGAAGCCGGGACAGTAACGGCAAGCAATGCCATTACTGGCGGCTTATTTACAAATGCAAATGCCTTTGGCTCTGGGAGTTTAACACCTGGCGCGGTTGATATAACAGGCGCAACACTTGCAAATGTAAACGCGTTCTTTTCTGGCACGTTAGCAGCGGGGCCGGTTACTATTACGGGGGCAACGCTTGAAAATGTGAACGCGTTCGGTTCTGGCACAATCACACCGGGCGCGGTTACTGTTAATGGTTCATTATTCACCAACTTTAATGCGTTTGGTGCTGGTGTTATCACGGCACAATACAACATCACAGGCGCAACGCTAACCAATGTTAACGCCTTTGGTGCCGGTGTTGTCGAGATTGAAAATATTATTAACGGAACGCTATTCGAAAACCTTAATACGTTTGGCGTCGGGGTAATAACAACGGGCGCGGTAAATATTACGGGTTCATTATTCACCAACATAAACACCTTTGAAACTAGCGAAATTTCAGACGAATACTTTATTACGGGCGCGACATTGGCCAACGTTAACGCCTTTGGTTCTGGTGCAATTATAATAGATCAGGCAATAATCGGATTGTTGTTTGATAATGATAATATATTCTACAACGGCGAACTATCAGGCGGCTATACTGGCACCACGGCGGGCGGTAGGCGCAACCCTATAGATGCGGCGGCAAACGTCTCAAAGGCTGGTGGCAGGTCTACAACGCGGGCGGCTATGGGGTCAGGTGGTAGGGGTGGTGTTCGGGGTGCTGGTGGTAGATGCTAGACCAAATATAAAACCTATGGTACATATTCCAACAACATATAAGGATTTTGCAAAATGTCAGGCCCAATAAGATTTGTCAGAAAAGGGGGGTCATTGCCCTTTGTCTTTGATCGTGACGGCGAAAGTGTAGAAGGTTGGGTTTGCACAATTTATGTTAAAGAATTTAAAAGTGACGCCTCTTTAATCACGCGCATTATTCCGATTGATCCTAATAAACAATGGTCAGGGTACCTTACATCGACGGAAACTGAAAGCTTGTCACAGCCGACGCTTTACCGTTTGATTGCTATTTTAGTTAATTCAACAACCGACGAAGAAGAGCAAGTCCCTGTTCGTTTCCAATTAAATAAGGCATGGGCATAGAATGGTAAGAGGCGTTAGGGAAAGCGGATTGACTGGATTGCAGGAAAGATTTTGCAACGAATATCTAGTGGATTATTGCGGGCTTCGGGCAGCAAAGGCGGCAGGTTACGGCGAGGGCGGGATTAGTTCAGTCGCTACAAGAATACTAAAACTTCCTTTAGTTCAGAAATATTTGAAGGAAAAGCAGGCCAAGATGAACAAGAAATTAGATATTTCGGCGGAACGGGTATTGGAAGAAATGGCGCGGCTTGCCTTTTCAGATGTTACCAACTTGCTTGATGAAGATGGCAAGATGAAGCCGATTAAAGAACTCAATAAAGACGACACTGCGGCAATATCGGCCCTTGAAATGTCGGTTAGAAATGGAGAAGCATTGCCGGATGGTTCTTTCGAACTTGTCACAACATACAAGGCAAAGCATTGGGACAAAGTAAGCGCACTTGAAAAGCTTGCTAAACATTTGGGTATGTTTGAAGATGCGGCAGACAAGGGCTTAACCGTCAATATAAAAATTGAAGGCCGCGACGCGGATTGTGGATAGATGGCGGCACCGGGCTTTGCACTCACAACTAGGCAGCATGATGCAATAGAACACTTTGCCGGCGATGCAATGTTTATTCTTTTATTTGGTGGTTCACGTTCTACAAAGACATTTACCGCGCTTAGAAATGTTGTTACCCGCGCTTTAATGGCACCAGGTTCTAGGCACGCGGTTTTGCGCTTTCGTTTGGCTCATATAAAATCGTCAGTGGTTTATGATACTTTTCCTAAAATGATGAAGCTTTGTTTTCCGGGCGTGCCTTTCACTTTAAACAAACAAGATTTATTTGTGAAGTTTCCGAATGGTTCTGAAGTATGGTTTGGCGGGTTGGATGATAAAGCCAGAACCGAAAAAATTCTAGGTAATGAATACGCAACTATTTTTTTAAACGAGTGCAGTCAGATCGGCTACCCCGCGTTTTTAATTGTGCAAACCAGACTTGCGCAAAAAGTTTATTATGAACGCAACGGCAAGCAATACGAAATGCGCCTAAAGTTTATCTGTGACGAAAACCCGCCAAGTAAAGGCCATTGGTCGCATAAACTGTTTATTGATAAAAAAGACCCAGACACAAACAGGCCCATTAAAAACCCTGAAGACTACGAATACATTCAAATGAACCCCGCCGACAATGCGGCCAACTTATCGCCAGCTTATTTAAAAATACTGGACAACATGCCAAAAAGACAACGGGATAGGTTTTATTTAGGGCAGTTTGGATCGGATAATGAAAACGCGCTTTGGACGCAGGAAATTATCGAGAAATCAAAAGTGAACGAGGCACCCGAAAACCTTCTTCGCATTGTCATAGCGGTTGATCCAAGCGGCACCAAGGGCGATGAAGACACTCGAAGCGATGATATAGGAATACTTGTTGTGGGGCTTGGCGTTGATGGTAACGCTTATGTGCTTGAAGATTTAACTTTAAATGTTGCCCCCGCGAAATGGGGTAAGGTGGTTTCAGACGCATACGAACGACATGAGGCTGATAGGGTTGTAGGTGAGGTAAACTATGGCGGTGCAATGGTTGAGTTTGTAATCAAGCAAGCAAACCCCGTGATAAGTTATAAGGGTGTCCACGCATCACGTTCTAAAATGATCCGAGCGGAACCGGTAAGCGCATTGCATGAAACGGGGAAAATAAAGCTTGTTGGCGATTTTCCAGATTTAGAAGATGAATTGTTAAACAGCACGACGTCAGGATATATGGGCGGGCGATCACCTAACCGACTGGATGCGTTTGTATTTGCGGTTGTTGAGTTATTCCCTGCAATGACGCGCAAGAAGAAAGAAAAGTTTCA